CAGTACATCTTTTAGAGAATTTCAGTAAGAGAGGGCAAAGTGGAAAAAAAGGAGCTTATCAATTAGATCACATTTATCCAATATCTATAGGATTTATCAATAAAATACCAGCTGAGGAGATTGGGAATATTTCAAATTTGAAAATGATTCCTTGGTTGGAAAATGTGCTAAAAAGTAATAAATTATAGAATGGAAGTAACTAAAAATAAATCAGTAAATATAGGCGAGGATACCTATGCTATTTTAAAAGCTCATTGCTTAGAAAATGGACTTAAGATTACAAAATATTTAGAAATAATAATAAAAGAAAAGTTATGCAAGAAAAAAGAAAAACAATAATTAAATATGTTCCTCATGGAATAAACGAAGATCATTTCTTTCCAATGACTTCAGTAGATGATCTTAAACACTTAGATGAGTTTAAAAAGAATTTATTTCAAGGAAAAGATATTGAATTCATAGCATTCTTTAATTCCAGAAACATCAAAAGAAAATCTCCAGGAGATGTAATTCTATCTTACAGAATGTTCTGTGATATGATTGGAGAAGAGAAAGCCAAGAAATGTGCTCTAGTAATGCATACACAAGCTGTAGATGAAAATGGTACAGATCTTTATGCAGTAAGAGAAGCAATATGCGATGATAGTTATGTAAATGTATTTTTCTCTCAAGAGAGATTAGATACTCCACAAATAAACTTATTATATAATATAGCTGATGTAGGAATGCTTATTACTTCAAACGAAGGATGGGGATTATCTTTAACTGAGACTATGATGGCAGGTAAAATGATCATAGCTAACGTAACAGGTGGCATGCAAGATCAAATGAGATTTACAGATGAGAATGGTGACTGGATCGACTTCAGTTCAGACTTCCCATCAAACCACAGAGGAACTTATAAAGATCATGGAATATGGGCAGTGCCTGTTTATCCTTCAAATATCTCAATGGTAGGTTCAGTTCCAACTCCTTATATCTTTGATGACAGATGTGCACCAGAAGATGTAGCAAAAGCTCTATATACAGTTTATGATCTAGGAAAAGAAGAAAGAACTAGAAGAGGGTTGTTAGCTAGAGAATGGGTAACATCGGATGAATCAGGAATGTCAGCACGTCAAATGTGTACAAACGTAATTGAAGCAATGGACGAATCCTTTGATAAGTTTGTACCAAGATCTAGATTTGATTTATTCAAAGTAGAAGAGAGACCAAAAAAGTACATCACACATAAATTATTATACTAGACAGTCCCTTAGACACTGGTTCTATAAGGAGAGCCTATTTATAATAAAGAGTAAATGGGAATTAAAACTGGGAAAGTAGTAGAGTGTGTGATTTGCAATAAAGAGGTTTACAAGTCTAAATGGGAATTAAAAGAAAGAAACTTCTGCAGTAGGAACTGTGCTAACAAAGGGCATGCAATTCTCCTTACTAAGAAGGTATACACGAAAGTAAATTGTCCGGAATGTGAAAAAGAATTTCAACAATCCTGGAAAGGTCCTAAGAAATTCTGCTCAACAACTTGTAGCTCTAGATACAACTTAGCAGTTATAAACTCTAAAGAGCCCTTAAAAAAGGGAACAAGGCCAGAAAAAGAGTTTGCAGAATTGTTGGATCTCTATGCTATCGAATACGTATTTCAAAAAGCAGTTCCTTGGAAGCGAGGATGGAAAAAGTGGTACGACTTCTACATTCCAGAAAGTAATACTCTTATAGAAGTAGATGGAACGTATTGGCACGGACAAGGGCTCTCTACTTCCGAGCTAAACAACCAGCAATGGAACACTAGAGTTAATGATAGGTTCAAAAACTACCTTGCAAAAGAAAGAGGTTATATATTAAAAAGAATTTGGAGTAATGAAATAACTTCATTATGTTATATAAAATTAAAACAGTTATTATATGAATAATAAACCAACATTAGTAGTAAGTTGTCCAATAGACTGCTACAGTGGATACTCTGCTAGAAGTAGAGACTTCGTACAATCAATCATCGATACAGATAAGTACGATGTAAAAATACTATCACAAAGATGGGGAGGAACTAGGTTCGGATATTTAAAAGATCATAACAATGTATCTTTAGCTTCTAGAATTATACCTCAACTGACACAACAGCCAGATATCTGGATGCAAATTACAGTTCCAAATGAATTTCAAAAAGTAGGTAAGTACAATATTGGAGTAACAGCTGGTATTGAAACTACGCTTTGTGATCCTACTTGGATTGAAGGATGTAATAGAATGGACTTAGTTCTTGTATCAGCACAGCATGCTAAGAAAGTATTTGAAGAAAGTACGTTTAATATACAGGATTCAAATACAAACCAAGTAACAGGTCAACTAAAACTTACGTCTAAGGTAGAGGTATTATTTGAAGGAGCTGATATTGAAAAGTATACTCCATTAGCATTACCAGTTAAATTAGATCTTTCAGATATAGACGAATCATTCTGTTACTTAGTAGTAGGACACTGGTTACAGGGAGAGTTAGGACAGGACAGAAAGAATATAGGTTATACTATTAAAACTTTCCTTGAGTCGTTCAAGAACAAACCTAAAGATAAACGACCAGCACTTCTACTAAAAGTACAAGCAGGAGCAGGAACTTCTATTATGGACAAAGAAGCTGTACTAGATAAGATTGATGCAATCAGAAAGACAGTTAAAGGTACTTTACCTAACATATACCTTCTTCATGGAGAAATGACTGATGCAGAAGTAAACGAACTGTACAATCATACTAAAGTGAAAGCAATGGTGTCTCTAACAAAAGGAGAAGGATTTGGAAGACCTTTATTAGAATTTAGTTTAGTAAACAAACCAATCATAGCATCTTACTGGTCAGGACATACTGATTTTCTAAATACAGAGTTTGTAAAATACGTAGGAGGAACTCTTACAAACGTACATCCATCAGCAGCTGTCGATAAGATGATACTTCAGGAAAGTCAGTGGTTTACTCCTAGTGATGCAGAAGTAGGTACTGCCTATAGAGATGTTTATGAGAATTATAAAAAGTATGCTGAATTAGCTAAGAGACAAGGTTTTAAGTCTAGGAGTAACTTTAGTTACGAAAAGATGAGAGAAACGCTAGATAACCTTCTAACACAATATGTTCCTGAGTTTCCTCGCCAAATTCAACTTAAGCTTCCTACCTTGAAAAAGATAGAGCTTCCTTCACTGAAGAAGTTGTAGATATTACCGGACTTTCCTAATCATGAGACTATTTATAGTAAAGAAGTCTTATGATAGGAATTTATAAAATTACAAGTCCAAGTGGAAAAGTATACATAGGTCAGGCAGTTAATATAGGTATTAGGAAGAAAAGTTATGAGAAAGCTAATTGCAAGCAACAGCCAAGGTTGTACAGGTCTATTAGTAAGTACGGATTTTCTGAGCATGATTTTAGTATTCTTGAGGAATGTACAGAGGATATTCTAAACGAAAGGGAGAGGTATTGGCAGGACTTTTACAGCGCAACTAGCAGTAGAGGGTTGAACTGTCGATTAACAGAGACAGGTGATAAGTCAGGAAAACTCTCAGAAGCCAGCATAGGTACGATAAAAAGATCACTACGGTATAAAAGAAATACACCAGTATATCAATTTACTCTTGAGGGAGATCTACTTCGGATGTATGAGAGTACTTTAGAAGCAGGTAGGGCTTTGGGAGATGTAACAAAGGGTTCATCAATATCCTCTTGCTGCAATGGAAGACAGTCTACAGCTTTTGGATACGTTTGGTCTTATTTAGAATATATAAAGGCTCCTACTAAAGTAACTCATCAGCATGGTAAAGTTATCCTGCAGTTAGATTTAGGAGAAGATATTCTTAGAGAGTATAGCTCTCCTAGAGATGCAGTTAAGCAGTACGGAAAGAGCATATACGACTGCCTGACTGGTAAGCAAAAATCAGCATATGGATTTATTTGGAAATATAAAAATTAAAAATTAAATAAAGTATAATGGAAGAAAAAATGTCAATCTGTCCACACTGTGGAGGAAATGCTTGTTACGAACAACAAGTAAGTGAAGAAGTAACAACGAGCTTTTGTTTCGGATGTGGATATACTACAAGTACTTTAATGACTCAAGGAGGAGATCTAGTACAGAAAGCATTAGGAGCATCACCAGAACTGTACAAAGATCTTATGTTTGTTGACGAGAATAGTAAAGTCTGGTTTCCAGCAATAGTTACTCTTCCTAAGAAAGGAATGGTATTTCTAGATGGAACTTCAAAAGATAGTTGGAGATGGGCTTCAGCTCTTGCAGTAGAGATCTCAGAAGAAGAGAAAGCTAAGTTTTCAAAAGATCAAACTCATAAGATGGATATGAAAAGTATCTCTCATTTTGAGAAAGAAGACTTTATGGAAGCATTATATGCTATCAAATTTTTTGACGTAGAAGTTGTAGAATCGGAATAAGTTCCTTATCTTTATAGAATGAAAAGAGATCAATTAAGTTTAGTTTTATTTTTAGTTTTTTAAAAAACCTAGCTATTTATAATAAAGATGGGAAGATTAAAAAAATACGATACAGTAGAAGAACAACAAGATGCACAAAGAAAATGGGCCAAGGAATACTACTGGAGAAATAAAACTAAACTGGATGGAAAAGCTAAGGAAGCCTATAGGAAAAAGACAGGAAAAGATCTGTGAAGAATGTAAAGAAGTTTACAGTCCCTTTCCCTACAAGAACGAGACAAGTAAATTTTGCTCTAGCAAATGTTTTCATGAAGCGCGTAGAATAGGAGTGCAAATATGTCAAGAGTGTAAAGCTGAATTTAAGAGAGATAAGTTGGCTAAGTATTGTGGAAGATCTTGTGCTGCTAAGAATAATACTCATCCTCCGCTAATGACCAAGACGGGAGAAAATCATCCGGTTATTAGAAAGAAGATGAGGGACTTAGGTATGACTTGGGAAACTTACAATAACTGGAAAGAAGATAAGCAGAGGTATCGAAAAGAAGTTTGGAGAATAACAAACCAACAAGACATAAATCAATTAGAAAATTTTGACAAACCTAGAACAAGGTCAGGAGTAGAAGGAGGATTTCAGTTAGATCATAGAATTTCTATAGAAGAAGGTTGGAATAATAAAATAGATCCAAATATAATAGGTTCAATTAATAATTTACAGTTTATACCCTGGTTAGATAATCTAAGAAAAAGATATGAGTAATATAAAGTTATCATACGGGATCACAGTTTGTAATGAATTGGAGGAAGTAAAAAGACTAGTCAACTTCCTCCTTTCCAACAAACGAAAACAAGACGAGATAGTTATTCTTTTTGATGAAGAGAACGGAACAGATGAAGTATTTAACTACATAGAGTCTCAAGTATACGACTGTGAAGTATTCTGTGAAAAATTTAAAGGACACTTCGCTGACTGGAAGAACGAACTCACATCACACTGCACAGGAAATTATATTTTTCAGATAGATGCAGATGAACTTCCCAACGAAGAGCTTATTAACGGACTTCCCTATATCTTAGAAGTTAATCAAGAGGTAGATGTATTTCTTGTACCAAGAGTTAACACCGTAGAAGGATTGACACAAGACCATATTCAAAGATGGAGATGGAATGTAAACGACAAGCAATGGATTAACTGGCCAGACTATCAATGGAGAATCTATAAAAACATTCCTGAGATAACTTGGAAGAATAGAGTTCACGAAGTACTTGATGGATATAAAACAATGTCACTACTTCCCAGAGAAGAAGAGTATTCGCTTTACCATCCAAAGACAATTGATAGACAAGAAAAACAAAATAACTATTATGATACACTCTAGTCCGTTAACACATTGTATATCAACGTACAATAACTTACTATACTTAAAGTTAGCAGTAGAGTCTGTAAGAAATAATTCGTACTACAAGGATGCTCCTTTTATTATTCATGCTGAAAATTGTACAGATGGAACAAACGAATGGTTAGTAGAAAATTCTGAAAGACTTCAACTTCAGTATTTTATAGATGTTCATAATGAAGCTCCTAAAGGAATTGGAGGAGGTATGAACTTCTGTGCTGAAAAAGTTGAGACAGACTATATAAACTTTCTTCATTCAGATTTCTACGTAACTAAGGATTGGGACTTGGAACTACTGAAGATACATCAGGCACATCCAGACGAAAAACTGTGGGTTAATTCCTACAGAATAGAGCCAAATATGTTTAACTCTCCACAACGTCCAGGAACCCTTATCATAGATAAAGATATTTTCGGATGCTATCATGATAGTTTCTTAGCTTTAGCATTTGAGAATTGGGTAGAAGATTTGAAAGAGATGAATGAGTACTTTGAAATTCCTAAAGGAGAAGGAGTCTCCGGTTTAGTACTTAAGTCGGTATGGGATGAAGTAGGAGGTAATGATCCTAGATTTGCTCCAACATCTTGGGATGATATGGACCTGTTTCTTAGGATGTTGCAACATGGAGTTAGGTTTGTACTTCCATTTAGCTCAATTGTATGGCATTTTGGAGCAAGAGGATCACATAGGTTGGAAGAGAATGAAGGACAGTCTTCTCAAAGACAGAGAGAGGCAGAACAAAAAAATAGAGTTAAATGGTTGGATAAATGGGGAAAAATGCCTATATTTAATGAATACGAAATGATAAAACAATTTTAAAAAGTAAAAAAAGAAGGCGTTATGAAGAAACAGAAAGTAGTAATTACCGGAGGTCTAGGTTACATAGGAAGTGAACTATGTAAAATATATTCAGGTGAGACTAGATTTAAAAATATTGTAGTTGTAGACAATAGATTTGTATCTGAAAGAGTTAAGCAGTTAAGAGATTGGGGTTTTGATTTTATTCAAGGGTCTATCTTGGATAAGGATCTTATGGACAGTATACTATTCGATGCTGATATTGTACATCACTTAGCTGGTATAACCGATGTAGCATATACAAAAACTGAGTCTAATAGTGAGAAAGATAAGCAGATTGTAGAAACTGCTATTGATGGTACGAAAAATATACTATCATCAATTCCGCCTCACTGTAAGATTATCTTTCCATCTACTCATGTTGTCTACGAAGGATTTGAAACTACGGTTCATAATATTACTGAAGACATTAAGACTACACCTATACTGACATACTCTACTAGTAAGGTACAAAATGAGGAGGATATTAAAGCTTCCGGAAAAGATTATGTTATTCTACGTTTAGGATCGGTCTACGGATATTCGACAGATACTATGAGGATAGGAATTATGCCTAACTTATTTTCTAAAATGGCTTCACAGAATAAAGATATCAAACTATTCTCAGATGGAGTACAGTATAAGAGTTTAGTTAACTTAATTGACGTTGCTCGTTGCTTTAAGTTCATGTCAGAACAGGTAGAAGTATCTTCTGAAACTTTTCACTTAGTCAATGAGCAAGCGACCGTAAAAGAAGTAGCTAAGATCTGTCAGAAATATAAACCAAATATTAAGCTTATAAGTACGGATGATGAAGTCCCTAACCTAGGTTATACGCTATCAAATAAAAAGTTACTTTCAACTGGATTTAGTTTTCTATATAATATTGAGGATAGTATTAAGGATATGATAGAGAACTGGTCAGCTAAGTCTATAAGACCGGAGTTGGAGTATCTAGACAAAGGAGGTAATGGATATATTGACGAAAGAGGTAAGATATGGAACTATGAATTAACGGAACCTATTAACTTAATCGGTTATATAGAGTCTAAGATTGGAACGGTTAGAGCTAATCACTATCATCCAATTCAAGAACAAAAGTGTCTGTTAATTAAAGGTAAGTACATTAGTGTAGTTAAAGACTTAGCCGATCCTAATGCTAAGATTCAGACTCAAATTATAAGTGAAGGTGATATTGCTATCATTAAACCTAACGTAGCTCATACAATGGTTTTTCTAGAGGATTCTATTTTTCTAAATTTAGTACGTGGCGAACGAGAGCATTCAAATTATGGCATAACTCACACTATTCCTTACATCTTAGTTGATGAAAAGTTTAGACAAGAGTTAGTATCCAACTACTCTACAGTAGATAGAGCTAGCACAAGTACTAACCTACAGCCTATAATCTCACTAGGACTATCTCCGTTGGCTAATAATCTATTAGATTCACCTGATCAATTAGATGAATTATATCCTTTAGAGATGACATACTGCCCTACCTCACATAACTGCCAACTATCCTATATAGTTCCAGCTAGGCAGATGTTTAATCATTACCTATATGTTTCATCAACTGCTAAAAGCTTTAGAGATCATTTTGAAAATACTGCTAAACAGTACATAAAGGAATTTAATTTAACATCAAAATCGCTAGTAATAGATATTGGATCTAATGATGGTATTGCCTTAGTACCTTTACAGGAAAGCAGTATAAGAGTCTTAGGAGTTGAACCAGCAGCAAACATTTCCGTTATAGCTAATGATAGAGGAGTTACTACGCTTAATCAATACTTTACTAACGATACAGCTGATCTTATCCTTAAAAACTATGGAAAAGCTAAGCTAGTTACTGCATCTAATGTATTTGCTCATGCTGATAATTTAGAAGAGATTGCTAAAGCTTCTTTCAAAGTACTGGAGGATGACGGAGTCTTTATTGTAGAAGTACAGTATATCTTAGATACTATTAAGGATTTAACGTTCGATAATATCTATCATGAACATGTAAACTATTGGAGTGTAACTTCAATTAAGAACTTTTTCGATAGACTAAACTACAGTTTGTACAGAGTAGAACATATAGATACTCATGGAGGTTCTGTTAGAGTCTACGTTAAGAAGACCTTTACCGCTATAGAGAGTAGTGTATCCGAATTTCTAACTAATGAAGAGAAGTTTGGAATAAAAGAGTATAGTACTTATCTAGACTTTGCTAAACGAGTAGAGCAGGTTAAGTTTAACGTAATTGAAAATATAAGAAAATTAAAAGAATCGGGACTTAAGTTAGTAGGATACGGATCGCCAGCTAAAGCAACTACTTCCTTAAATTATTTTGGATTAACGTCTAAAGAGATTGACTATGTAGTTGAGGATAATCCACTAAAACATGGTAAGATAATACCAGGAGTACGTATTCCAATCTACCCTAAATCAAAGCTTAGTGAAGATGTACCGGATATAGTTATCGTTATGGCATGGAACTTTTTTGATGAGATTAAAAAGAGCAATCAAGATTTAATAGATAGAGGAGTTACTTTTATAAATATTAAAGACTTACAGAATGCTTAAGGTAGTATACCGTATATCAGAAGCAGGTTACTCTAAAGTAAAGCCCTTTTATATAGAAAATAAAACTTGTTTTTTAAATGCATGTAAAGTGTTTCCTCCTTCCAAGTATGAGTGGCATGTTATCGCTGATACAGTAAGCGATACTACTAGAGAGTTACTAGAGAGCATACTTCCTGAAAGTAATATAGACTATGTTAATATAGCTAACGGTCCAGGATATCCTTTTATGAAAGTCTTAAATTACGTATTAGAAAATTATAATGACTCAGACGTTGTTTATTTCATAGAAAATGACTATCTTCATAGAAGGAATTCGGATAAAGTATTGCTAGAAGGTATTGAATTAGGAGCAGATTATGTAACTCTATATGATCATCCTGATAAATATATGGATCCAGAAAAAGGAGGTAATCCATACGTTGAAGATAGAGGAGAAGTTTCTAGAGTATATTTGACTGATACGTGTCATTGGAAGTTAACAAATAGTACGACTGGAACATTTGCTGCAAAATTAAAAACTTTAAAACGGGATTATGATATTATAAGTAAGTATGCCAATAACGTACATTGGAG